TACACTTCATCCATTCCAGAGCTCCTTCTTTCTCTTCCATAGTCATGTTAATACCTCCTATTCACTGGCTATTAAGTCGAGCGCCCTGTTCTCTTCGATGTCCAAGATTACGTCCTCGGGCTCGTAGGCATCGTAGTTTAGGAACGGGAGCGTCTCGTCTTGCACTGCAATTACCCTCTCGTTAGTACACACCTCATACATGTGTGCGTAGTTACGTATGATTGCTAGACTCTCCCTCTCTTCACCTTGATGGGTGTAGTAGATGGTGGCTAGCATTGGGAATTGCTTTCTATTGGTTAAACTTCCTATTAACTTCCTAATGAACTTAAACATTCTCTTCTCCTTAAAAAGAAACTTATCTCCCCCACCGGAGGAGATTACGAAACAACAAACAACCTCGCTTGCGAGGGCATAGGCGTTCACGCCGTTTGTTGTGGAGTAGTTTCTTTCTGTTCTTTGCACGTGTTGCCTTACGCACTCACGTCAAAAAGTCTTCGGAAAAAGACGACCCCCAAGGGCCCCAATCGCGGATAGACATATATAACGTCCTACTCACAGATTTTTTCGACTTTCTAAGCCAAAAGGCGGCACTGACACCTTGAATCGCTCTGGATTGTTCTTTTTTGATAGCGGACATTCGGACAATTAAATGTCCGAGTAATGTCCGAGTGAAGTATTACTGCAAACCGTGCAGTAAATATAAGTTCTCTGTCGCTTATGCAGGGTATTTCTATATAATCAGGAGATACGACAAACCTCTCTAAACCGAAAGAAATAACATGGTTCCTTACCAAACACCTATGTCCAGTGGCCCAGGGCCGGATCCTTTGCAGGCTGCACTTACTTCAGCCAACCAGATGGCTGGTCAATTAGCTCCTACGCAACCAGGCGCAGGCCCTTATATGCGACAGAACATGGGGCTGCCGAATCAAAACCCTCCACGAGCTAATCCAACCGGCGCGGCTCATAAACCACACCAACCAATGCAGTATTAGGTAAAGCTATGCCTCCTCCTCTGATAAACGCATATTATCCACCGAACCAGCCTGATAGTTGGCCTAAAGTCAATCCAAGTGCTGTGCCGGATCAACATTCTCCTGGCCGTTATTTACCCCATCCAGATGGGAGAGTGGAGCCTTATTACCCAAATGATGATTTTGGGGGCATATATAATCAGCCTTCAACTCCATTTCCATACACCCAACACTTTCCTATTCCATCTCCACTGGGGCCACTTCAATATAATCACCGTGACTTTGACCCAGGGATAGATGATCCCGCACCACGTTTACCTCAGAACAACCCAGCGGTTCCTGATGTGGTGGAAAGTGTTAATCCGGAATACTGGAACCCCCAGTGGACTGGGCCATATACACCAGGGCCAGGGTTTCCACAAGATAAGTACGGGAGGCCACCATGGCTTGGCGGAGTTCTTCCTGGGCCTGACCATCCAGGCTGGGATAAGCATTCTCCATGGAGTAATAAGAACAGTAATCCACACACCCCTAATAACCCAGAACCCATTAAATGGATCAATACTGATCCACCGAAAGTGAGAAAACGGTTGCCAAGCAAAGATCCCCTTGAGGGAGCACTAACAGGAGGAGAGAGATAATGCCAAATTGGTGGGGGAAGAATCCTTCCCGTAAAGACAGAGAGTATTATCAGGATCGCCCCAGGCGAGATTTCTACGGTCAGCACGACAATGAGATTGATTATAGTCAGTTTCGTCGCGACTTCTATGGCCAGCATCCTTGGGAGTACGATCAAGGCCGTGCTGCTGCACGCAACATGTACCGCCGTCTATCTCCCATAGAAGCTGCACTACTTAGATACCAACAGCGTTGGGGAAGGTTTTTTAGATAATGTACAATCCATTTGATCCAACAAGTAATCCAGCAATATGGCATCCTCCGTACAAAAACAATGTTCCGGTAGGGCCATTCGATAAACAAATACGTCACAGGTCGCAATTAGAAGACGCTCTAAATCCAACGATTGTTGAATTTCCGTTAGCAGGCAAACCCTTCACTCCACCCTTGCGTCCTGGCATGGGGCCCTTTGGGCCAATACGGACTCCAGATGAAGACTTAGACATTCAGACAAGAAGGCTTCACGAGGAAGATAGAGCGCTGAACAACCAAATTTACAAAGAAGACTCTAGGCGGATTAGTGAAAACGCAAAAATTCGCGCTATGCAACAGAGGTTACAAAAATACCCAAGTGGAACCAAGAGGGATTATTAAACATGCCATTTGAAGAAAAGAAGCCACCAAACAATCCATTTGGTGGCCCTGCCTTAGAGGCAAAACCAAAGAAGGAAGATAAGCCAGGATGGGCTCAAGATCTTCCAGCATTGCCACTAGGGCCTTGGGAAACTCCACATAAAGACTATGGTCAGTTTGGAATAGAAATGCCGCCTTTACAAAAGGCCTTATACGATACTGAACTGCCTAGTGGAGGAACGTGGAATCCAACATTTGACCCAGCGTTAGATATGCCAGGCGATTGGGAAAACCCAGTTCCATCCGTACCTTACAAAGATTGGCCAACGGAGGCACAGGCGAATCTAGACTATTGGGATTGGTATAGTAAATACGGCCCTCCGTCGGCACCACACACCGAGATCGACGGAAGACATTACTGGGATCCATGGGATCCTAATGATCCTAATAGACCTCCAATGCCCCCTAGCGGTAACAACCCTCCGCCAGTAGGTATGCCAGAAACAAACCCTATAGAAACTCAGTATTACGACGATGAGGCTCATGGGGTTCCAAAGTCCCTGCCAGGTCAACCACCAATGCCTTTCCAGAATCCGTTCCTGCCTCAGCTGCCTCCCCCGAACGCAGGATAATATCTTCTTCAACAGAAAGCATCTCAGCTAGGACTCCAGCTTTTCTGCCTATAGAGTGGCAGACAGCTGTGAGTTCTCTGTTTTCCATGTTCTCATCTATCTTGAGAAGTTCTTTAGCTGATTCCAATGCTGCTTTAGCAAACCTAAGATTTGCCAGGTGTCTTCGATTGTCTGCCATGCTTCCTGTTCAATTCTTCTAATACTGCCTGGGCACACTCTGAGTAATTAAGTGCTTCCCTTATGTACATAAGATCTTTGCATCTTGTAGTTTTGTAAGCAGACTCTACTTCGTCTAGTGTTTCTTTTAATATTTGTGCGGCTGACAAAACATTCTGGCATATCTTCCGTCTATCTTTTTTACTGAATCCCGTCATCCTCCTGAGCCTTTCTTTTGCATTCTTCCAGGTAGGTGATTGCTTTTTCGTAGTCCTCGACAGCCGTATTGTTTTCTTTTCTACCGGCACGGCAGATATACTTAATGGCATTACCTTCCCAAAAGTCTAGTCCCCATGCCGATATAACATCCCATGGCTCTAGTCCTCGATCGTAATGCTTTGGTGGATTCTTTCTAGGCTTCATAACTTCTTTCGACCATGCACAATCTAAACATTGGATGTGATATTTTATAGGGCCACTCCCAAATGACGAACCATAGGATCGTAGTCTTTCACTGTCGCAATTAGGACAGCTGCGGATTTTGTTCGTACTGGACACACCCATAATCTTTTCTCGTGTGAAGTATTGCTGTTATCTTCTCTTCGTTATCTTCTAAAGGTATCCATGCTCTATCTCCATCTTCGTCTTCACCTGCAATATACACAACCTGCGTTGTTAATGTTTCGTGCGCTTCGGGTGATGTGAGTAAGCATTCTGAATAGCTACTACCTTCCACAGGATCTCTCCAATACAGGCAGGTCTCGCACACAGCTTTCATTGGTTGTTCCTGTAGATGTTCCAGATCTTGCGTTGCCCAATAGGGCCGTCATGTTTTCGGTCGGGGTCTTCCAACTCTCGCTCTGAAACAAATTCTACCAGATGACTCCTGGGGACGATAAAGAAAAAACCATCGAAGTCATGTACGTATCGGACTAAATAATCTTGATCTATGTCAGAAGAGTTGTTCCAAACATCTCCCTCCCAGACAAAGACATCCCCTTTTACAGGGCCGAGCTTGTACTCGGTATCTAGAATGTAATAACGTTTTACCATCGGTGCGCACCCCGACTCAGTTAATCCTACGAAAGTTACTGCAGCGTTTGCAGTAACAATGCAACTCAGGCTCCCACCTATATTGTATTAAAGGTGAGACTGGGGAACACTCCCGTTTGCGAAACAAGGCTCACTCCCAGCAGTTCTTTAGTCGTGTATTGCGCTGGCGGAGTTGCGAGGACAGCGGAACCTCCGTGCTCCGCTATACCTGAAAGGATGAGGATTTCAAGATACATAGATAGCGTTAGAAGATCAACAATATCTATAATAAAATTATAGAAAAGGTTGAGTTTTTTAGGATGAGATATATGGCTAGAGTTCTAGTGATAGGTGATACTCACGCACCAGCGATGCGTGACGATTATCCCGATTTTCTTTCGGATACATACAAAGCCTGGAATTGCGATACAGTTGTGCATATCGGAGATGTCGTAGACTGGGGTGCAATAAACTACCATGAAAAGGATCCATCCAGCCCCAGCCCAATAGAGGAATATAAGCAGTCGCAAAAGCAGGTCGCTATTCTTTATAAGATGTTTCCCAAAGCGGTGGTTATGACGGGAAATCACGATAGCCTACCAAAGCGGAAAGCAACTACAGTAGGTATCCCGACAGAGCTTATACGAAGTAATTCAGATATATGGAATACTCCAAAGTGGAACTGGAAACCCCGATATTCAATACATGAAATAGATAACGTATTGTATGCTCATGGAGATAGGGGGAAGGGAGGGCAAGGGGCCGCACTTAAAAATGCCAAGGAACATTTCAAGTCTTGGGTGCAAGGGCATTTGCATGGGCAGGCAAGCGTTACTTACTTCGCAAACAATGACTCAATCATTTTTGGAATGTCTGTGGGGTGTGGGATTGACGTTGATTCCGCAGCGATGAACTACGGAAAGAAGTTTAATCAGAAACCACTGGTTGGATGCGGGGTGGTTATAGATGGAAAGTATAGTATTTTTGAACCAATGACACTTTGAAAGGGTGCAAGGATGAGCAAAAAGAAAAAGAAAAATAAACTTAAAACTCTATTTTGGGCGACAGGCAGTATCTGTTTCTCTATGATAAGCGTATACATGTGCGTCCTGTTGTGGAAAAGTTATGTTTGGTATAATTGGCTACATCAACTTCAGGATACTTTGAATAGGTCTTCTGGAGGCGGCGGCCCAATAATATGAGGCGAGATTTAGACAAACTAAAATCGTACACATTAGTTGACTGGCACACTCACCTTTCGCTTAAGTCGGCTCTGTTTCATCGGGATCTCTCCAAAAACCACAGCAGGAGAATTTTTAGTCGTGGATTCTCCCCCCTGACGAGCAGAGCCGACTTTCCTAAGATGATTGAAGGAGGGGTGGATGTTTCTCTTTCAGTCGCCTATATTCCAGAAGACGAATGGCAGTGGGATATACCACCCATACGTTGGCTCAAGTGGCTTGCTCCTCGCGCATGGAAGCGTATCTTTGGAGCAGATTCGTATTACGAAGCAACCATTACTGCACTCCAGGATGTAGAGGAGCAGGCTGCTAAGCATAACCTGGAAAATAAAAATAAAGATTGGTATCGTCGTGTAGCTATTTGCAGATGCTACAATGATGTCCAACAAGCCCTTAGAGAGAAGGCGTTAGCTATTGTTCATGCAGTAGAAGGAGGACATTCTCTGCAGGGAGAGGTATGTGGTAAACAAGAAGATGATTTCAAATATGCTCCATACAAAGAGGCTAAAGAGGAGGTCATGGCTAACCTCCTTGATTTTAAGCAGCGTGGAGTTGCTTACCTTACTCTTGCCCACTTCTATCCAAACGTTGTTAGCAATCCGGTTTTTCCATATCCGGAATATACTGCAAAGTTTGCAAAATGGAAAAGTATGTTGGGTCGATGGGACACGACGAAAGGGCTTACGAGAATAGGTATGGAGGTTGTTGAGAAGTGTTTTGATCTAGGAATTATAGTAGATCTTGCCCATTCCACTCCGATGGCCCGTTCTCAAGTATACGCTCTAGCTGAAGCCAATAAATCTGAATGCCAAGTCATTGCTTCGCATACTGGTGCATACTCATTAAAAAGCGACATGTATAATCTCGAAGACTGGGAGATTGAATGGATAGCTGACAATGGTGGCGTAATCTCTACCATTTTGATGAACTATTGGCTTGTACCTCACCACACAGCTTTAGGATTAGATCATGTATCCAAAACTGTTGAGCACATTGCAAGAGTCGGTGGAATGGAGGCGACTGCTTTAGGAACAGACTTTGATGGATTTACTGATCCTCCCGACGATGTAGAAGACATGAGCGAAATACAAAGGATTACCACTAGGCTAGCAAGTGAAATGAAGTCTATCGGAGTACCTAAATATTCGGATAAAAACATCAAAGCGTTCCTTGGCGGGAACTCTTTGCGTGTTTTAAGGAACGGTTGGGGCTAAAAGTTCCGGAAAGCTGTTGCACTTAAGATGTCAATATAACTAATATAGTAATAACTACCCAAGACCAGGAGAAAACTATGGAAGAAGAATACGATCAGGGAGATACCGTGGAAGGGACTGTAGTTGAAGAACAGGCAGTTCAGGAATCCGATTTCCAGCAGGAAACTGTTGTTTCCGATTACACTGAGCCTTCACCGGATTACGAGGAGGATTATAGTGGGGACGATAGTTTAGATCTGTCGTCTGTGCTAAATTCTCCAGTAGAAGATACTTCCAATCCGTTTGTAGAAAAACTTAACGAACTTGGATTTGAGACTGAGAATGTTGAGCACGCGCAGGAAAGCCTGCTCAACTCTTACCAAAAGGCTTATGACTATAATCAGCAATGGCAGGATTATTATCAGCAGCAACAGCAGGAAGCACAACAGAGAGTGCAGCAGCAGCAGCAAATGCAGCAGCAAGTGCAGCGGCAGCAACAGCAGATGCAGCAAATGCAGCAGATGGCTGAAGCTGGTCAAGTGTTTCAGCAAATGTCAAATGATCCTAAGTTTCGCGAATGGGCTTACGAAACATACGGTGGGGAACGTCCGCCGGAAGAACAGGAACCAGAACAATGGTGGTCTCCACCTGCTATAGACCAAGAAGAGGTTAAGCGATGGAGATACCAAGCCCAAAACCCTGCCACTGGACAGTGGAGCTGGCAGTGGAAGCCCAATGCCCCTAAAGAGCTTGTTGATAACGCTGAGCGTTACGTTGATTACCATGAGAATTGGCAAAATCAAATAATGCAAAAGCCTCAAGAAGTTCTCCCCAAGATTATCGAGCAAGAGTTCGATAAATTGTTTGTTGATCGTTATGGAACTTTAATGAGCCACTATCAAGAAGAGGCTCAACAACAAGCTCTGCAACATCAAGCCGCTGAAATTAATAACCGGAATGCTGACTGGGTATACCAGAAAGACCAAGGTGGCAACTTCTTGAGAGATCAGAGTGGCCAACTTCTTCTGACTAATGAAGGTCATCAGGTTATTCAAAACATCAATGGCTTGCGTCAGCAAGGAATTAATGACCCTAACCAGTTGTGGTCACTTGCCTCCCAGTTGCTTGCAGGCAATATGGCACAACAAAGGTTACAAACCCAAACCCAGGAATTGCAGGCGGCACGAGCAGCCCAGGCTCGTAACATGCGGCATCTCCAACGTGGAGCAGGTTACATCCCTAACCGGGAAGGAAGCCAAGCTCCTCCAGAAAACCCAAGTTCCTATTCACAGAATCAGCTCTTGTCCGCTGGTGATAAGTTGCGTCAACAAGCGTTGACGGATGGTTTATTTTAATTTCTTTAGAGAAAGGTTTGGATCATGGCCTATCAAGGTTTTAATCCCGTAGCTTTTGCTCGTACCGCAGCAACCACGCTCGCAAAGCACATCCGCGACGTTGAGGAGAATATGCTCCGCAACTACCAGCTAGGTGCATTGTTGGAAGCCGCAGGACGGGTAAACTACAACAATTCTGGTGAAGGTTTCGACTGGCCAGTTCAGTACCGTCTACACAAAGTAGAAGGTAACACTGGTGAAACAGCTCGTAACTTCGCACGTAAAAATTTGTGGAAAACAGCTAACCTGGAATATCGTGGCTATCAAGCTACAGATTCCATGTACTACCGCGAATTCCGCAGTAACCGAGGCGAAGAGGGGATTATCAAAGTATTTGATAATTTCGTTCAGCGTATCGAAACTTCTATCGAGCAAGCCCTCGGTGGAGAATATTATGTCAACGGTGAAGTGACTGCCAATAAGCAAGGCTGGCACGGACTTGAATCCATGTTCGCTGATTCATCAGGAGCTGGCCCAACCCAGACGTTTACTTATAGCGGTGGTGGTGCAGTTCAAAGTAAAAGTGCTGATGACATTGTTGCTGTTCCAGTTGCTACATATGCTGGAATCAACACTGCTAATGGTACTTATGGTGGTGAACAAGAAAGCGGCACAGCTTGGCCAAATGGCGTTGCTGATCCAGAGTATGATTTCTGGAGTCCACTGATTGTTGATTACACATCAAATAAGTTCAATGGAACTCTTGCTGATGGCAGTACACAATCTAGCACTTGGGCTGCTCAGGGTGATGAAGCAATGCGTTTTGCTATTATTCACGCCCAGCGCAATACCAGTCAGAAAGGCCAAATCACCAATATCATGTTGGCTCGTGACCTTTATATGGATCTTCTTAACTTAATTGATGAGAAGGAACGTATTCAGATTACAAGTGAGCATACATTGCGTGCTCTTGGTTTTAAGAATACTGTCAACTTTGATGGTATCGAAGTTTCTTGGGAAGTAGCTGTTCCAAGCGGAGTTGGCTACGGACTAAACTATGAGTGCATGGAGCTTAAGTCCATGGATGATTCTCTCCTTCGTTCTGAAGGCCCTGAGTATGATATTCATAGCCAGAGCTTTAATGCTGTTGTTTCGACATTATCTAACTTGAAGTTTGCTTCCCCACGGAACTTCTTCAAGTTGATGGAAGTATAATCCCTTTTTAGGAAAGGAATCAGAATTATGATTCATGTAGATCCCCCGTTCGATCTGGGAGAAACCCTTAAGGGGACTCAGAAAATTGTTAATGACGATGGGACAGTAACTACTACACTCATCAATGAACATTGGGAAGGTGCAGTATTTGAGTTTCCCGATGTAGACCGAACTCCAACAGTTCGTGGAGGTAAATCTCGACGAAGTGGTGGAACTCTTCGAGCTGTTTGTGTCCGAAACATCAAAGGCTCAGCCCTGACAGTAGCAACCGCTACTCATGGACTGGTTCTTGGTTTCGGAACTACAGCTTCAGGCACTGGACGATCAGCAGCCGGTCAAACTGCAGGCGCTAGCCTGACTGAAGGTGACTGGGCTGGTGTTGGCGATCCTGAGCTTGGCACTACTACTGTTGAAGATGATGATCTGTTTTGGATGATTATCGGCGGAGCTGTTCCAGTTTACGCTGAAGGCGCAGTTGGAGTAGGTAATGCAGTTGTTGCAGACGCAGGTACTGATGGCCATGTCATTGTTGCCGATGCTTCTAATGTTATTGGTGGAGTCTTGGGTATCGCCCTTGATGACATCAGCGATAATGCTGCAGGCTTAGTTCACCTCTGTGTTAACTATTAAAAACTGATACCCGGCTGTACAGCCAACAAAAACACCTCCTTCGGGATGTGTAGGGTCTTGGGTGTGATGCCGGGTTCCTTTCGGGGAGCCCGGCATTCACTTTTTAAGGAGAATTAAATGGCCTGGAAACAACTTAAACCTTTTAGGGGTTCATTTGATTGGCGCAATTTCTTTGATAATGAAGTCAAAGCAAATCCAAATAGAGCAGAGTTTGCTAAGCAATGGGGCTTCAATCAGATGAAGGATGGAAAAGTAACTAAAGGGCCTCGTCAGTGGGGATGGGATTATTTCCATGGAAATTGGGGTAGGTTTATCAATAACCAAGCTCCTTGGCAAGACAAGTATGATCGCCAGAGAAGGTTTTATAAAGCAGCTTGGGATATTTGGGATGACCCAGAATTTTCTGAAATAAGAAAACAATTCGGAAACTGGGAAAATGAAGACGAAAATACATTTGAAGGTGGGGCTGAAGATACATTTAATCAAGATCCCGCCACAACAATCAACTATAATGCAGGAACCGGATCTAATATAAACTATGGATCTAACCAGTCGTTCGGAGGTTCTGACGAACCTTACTTCGGTGAGAACTTGGGTGGCAATAACACAGGCTTTTCCTCCCCAGGTTCCGGTCTCGGTGATTCACAAATGCCTGACTTTTGGAGATAGACATGCCGCAAGGACAAGGATATTTAATCCTAGACGGACAGACACAGCAGCCAATTGGTCAAATACCACCTGGCGTTCCACTCCCTCCTGATGCTATTCAAGCAGCACAGCAGGGTGTTATTTTAATTGCTGACCCAAGTACAGGGCAGCCAATCAATCCTCAACAACTTGCTGGAGAATACGGCCCTTCAGGTGGAATGCCTCAAGATCTAGCCGGTCAATCAGCTATGCTTCAACAGGGGCAGCAGCAAGGTACTGTTAGGCCAATGCCGCCAGGAGGTGGGCCCGGAGGCCCTCCAGGTATGGGCCCAGCTGGAGCAGGTGCACCAGACGGCATGAGTCGTCAAGCATTAGAGCAGTCTTTATTGCCAGGTGCTAACTCGGTTCAGGCTGGAGGAATGTATCCAGCACCGCCTAACGCTCAGCAAATGATGCCACCAGGGCAACCGCCAGGAGGCCCAATGCCACCAGGCCAACCACCAATGCCACCGAGGTAGTATATGAGCAAAAAGGCTTGTACAAATTGTCGTGTAGAATATCCCGTTTCCAAGGAGTTTTGGCATCGGGATAATTCTGCGCCTGATGGATTCCGCAAGGTATGCAAGATGTGCCGTGCAGATGAAGTCGAAAAGAAAAGAAAAAGCAAGCTCGATGAAAGAGTGACAAAGATAGAAGATGCTGGAATAGATCTTTTAGATCAAATGTCAAAAGGGGGCTCTAGTGTTCCCCATATGGCGGAAACATTCCAACGTATTATGGAAGCATTTGGGGGGCCAGGAGGGTTCTCGCAGCAGGTAATGTCTACATTCTACAAAGCTGCACCAGGAAGCCTGCAAAGACAAAGGATTTTAGAAGCTGTACTTAGGTTAAATATTAAAGTTTCCGAGTCCGGTGCAGCCCAGAAATCACTAGATGAATTGACTAACGAAGAGCTGGATAGTGAAATCGAAACTAGCATCCAGAGCTTTATAGACCCGGATATAAGTATTTTACATCAGATAAAACCTGCCAATGACAACCCCGAAAAAGAAAGCGAATGACCTTTTATCTTCTATTACTGAGTTCCAGAAAGAGGAACTAAGGCAGCTTCATGCTGAAAAAGCTAGGAGAGAATCTGAAGCATTAAGGCTTTACGAGCCACTACCATTCCAAGATCGCTATCACTCCTCTGACGCAAAAGAAATCTTATTGCAGGCTGGAAACCAGGTAGGTAAATCTCTAGCTGCTTTTGTAGAAGATGCTAGGGCTGCAACAGGACAGGATCCGTATGAAAAGTATCCTAAAGAAAACGGCATCATGGTCTGCCTCGGTATGGACGAAGGCCATATCGGCAGGACAATACATAAGTATTTGTTTCGAGAAGGTGCCTTTAAGATAATAAAGGATCTTGAAAGTAATAAATGGCGTGCATGGAAGCCTTGGGTAGAATCTGATTGGGAACGCAAGAAGGATGCCAAGCCAGCTCCTCCCCTTATACCAGAGCGTTTCATAAAACAGTTTGCCTGGAAGAAGCGTGCCCAGCACGTATTTGAAATATGCGAGCTTCACAACGGCTGGACTATCTACGCCATGGGATCTAAGGGAGATCCTTCTCAGGGTTTCCAAGCTGACTTAGTTCATATAGACGAAGACCTCGAACGCTCTGAATGGTATGACGAAATGATTGCTCGTCTATCTATGCGAGATGGAAAGTTGCGTTGGTCTGCATTACCCCATTCTAAAAACGACGCTCTTGTAAATCTTGCAGAACGTGCTGAAGATGAAGAAGGATTGAAGAATCCCTCCACGGAAGTTATTAGAGCAACAATTTTCGACAACCCCTTTATGCCAGAAGAAGTTAAGCAGGAAAACATCAAGAGGTGGAAAGCTAAAGGGGAAGACGAATTCAGGAAGCGCGCATTAGGCGAGCTTGTAACCGATAGTGTACTTATGTACCCTAACTTTTCTAAGGATGTTCACGGTGCAATCAAATTCGAGGAACCTAGAAATAAAGTCCAAGAATACTTGGCAAATAACGATGGGATTCCGGGGAAAGACTGGTGCAGGTACATGGTCGTTGACCCGGGCCACAGTGTTTGCGCTGTTACTTTCTATGCCGTGCCCCCTCCTAGTATGGGTGATTACGTTGTATGTTACGATGAGCTTTATATTAAGCACTGTACAGCAGCGAAATTTGGTACTATGGTAGCTCAGAAAACAGTCAATGATACATTCCAGGCGTTTATAATTGACGCACACGGTGGACGCATTAGGGAAATAGGAAGTGGTTTATTACCTAGGCAACAGTATTCAAAAGAGTTGGCAAACAATAAAGTCAAAAGTACCCTTACGGGGAGCAACTTCCTAAGCGGTTCAGATGATGTACCTGGAAGGGAAATGAAACTCAGAAGTTGGATCAATATAAGAGCCGATGGAAGCACTAAATTACTGGTAGTTACCCAAAGATGTCCGAACCTATGCAAAGAGTTTAATAGGTTCAAAAAGAAGACTATTAATGGGTATATAACAGACGAAGGAAATCGTAGAGGAAACTGTCACGCAATAGAAACCCTAGAGTATGCAGCGGCTCATGGGTTAAAATACGTTAAGCCCAAAACAAAGAGAAAAGTCGTCAGTAAAGTACAATATATTATTGACGGAAGAAAGACGAGACGTTCCCAGAAAAATGCTAAGAACCGTGGACTTAGTGCGGGAACAATAAACCTAGGCCCTCAAGGAGGTTAGTATGGAAGTTATAATTTCACCCGAAGAAAAGCAAGAGGCAGAAAAATTCGTTATGCCAAAAATAAAACTCGGTAGCCCCGTGTTCTTTTATGATAGGCATGATTTAGCAAATCCTATACTTGGCTTTGTTGCTAGACATTCAAGGACAGGTAAAAACCTAGTAATCCGCACCACAGACGGTCATGTTTACGATGGTGTACGACATGTTGACGATCCTAAGTTAACGTGGAATCACGACCATAGAGAATCAGGTTCTTGGGATTATACAGATGAGTGGAAAAGAGTAGAAAGAGAGCGAGATCTAATTAAAGCTCGCCTTGATGCTCTTGAGTTGAAAGCAACAAAGCAAACTACTCGACGCAAAAAAACGACAAGTTCGTAAATAGAAAGTAACCGATGGAACCTTATAGCGAACAAGAACATCCATTCAAGCCCATCGTGGATCAGTGGATGCAAAAAATAAAGCGAGCCAAAGAGCATAAGAAAGAGCGATTTGGTAAGTACGCTGAAGAAGCCATGAACTTCTTTGACGGCTCCCACGATTTTATGTGGAAGGGTCAATACGCAAAGGGCGATGAAGGCTTTCTTGAAAAAGGTACCACTGGTGCTTTGCCCACTTTTAGGATGACGGTAAATAGAGTTTTCGAGGCTGTTGCTTTATTCGGCCCCGTGCTCTATCACCGTAATCCAGCAATCCAGGTTACGCCTAAAGTGTTGCCTAAGATTGAACCTGCAATGCTTGGCTTTGATCCTCAAGACGAGCAGCAAACGCAGCAAGCTCAGCAGATAATCTACCAGCAAGATCAGGTTAACTTTAAGAAGCGCAATTATGCAAAACTTAAGGAGCACTATCTCAATTGGCTGCAGCAGGAAAACAATAAAAAAGACCACGCTCGGATGGCTATTAATGAAGCTATTATCAAGGGTATGAGTTTCCTGTGGACTGAACTTCACCAGCCTCATGGCTCAGAAGTTAAGATGCCTAGAAGTGTATATGTATCCGTAGATGATATAGTCATTGATCCAGATGCTCAGTATTGGGATGATGTCCAATGGATCGCCCGCAGGTGTGTACAGCCCGTCTGGAAGGTAGAGAGGGAATACGGAATAGAAGGCAAGATTCGAGGAAATAGATCATCAGCCAATAGACAATCTGAGATACGAGCAAAGAAACACGAAGACTCTGAGTCTAAACGCAAGGGCGAGTCTTATGATCTTATAGAGTATTGGCAGGTGTATTCAAAGGGAGGCTTTGGGGCCCGTCTTCAAAAAGGTGGCATTACCAAAGATGTTCAAGAGAAGTTTGATTACGAGCAGTTTGGTGATTTTTGTCACTTGGCTGTTTGTGATGACTGCCCATTCCCTCTTAATATGCCTCCGGAGGTACTGCAAGCCGATCCTCAAGAAATGTTTATGCGGTCTCAATGGCCTATCCCATTCTGGACTGATGGTGGGTGGCCGTTTAGTAAGTTACATTTCTATGAAAAGCCTCGTGAAATATGGCCTATATCATTAATCAAACCTGCAATTGGGGAATTGAGGTTTGTAAACTGGTGTATGTCATTCCTGGCTGACAAAGTAGCAGCAGCATCTACAACATATGTTGCGATTGCAAAGGCGGCCGGAGCAGAAATCCAAGACCAGCTGAAGAATAAGATGGGGCCATATACGGTTATCGAGTTGAGCGAAATATTCGGTCAGCGAGTTTCCGACGTGGTTTCATTCCTGGACGCGCCATCATTTAACGTCGATATTTGGCGGATGGTGTCTGAAGTTCTGGATATGATCGACAAGAGAACCGGGCTCACGGAATTACTTTATGGGCTTTCCGGTGGTACTCAGATTCGATCGGCTACAGAAGCGGATGTAAGAAACCAGAATGTATCCGTTCGTCCAGACGATATGGCATCTCGCGTAGAGGACTGGCTAAGCCATTGCGCACTAAAAGAGATGGAAGCTGCCGAGTGGTCGCTTAGTGGAGAAGATGTTCTTCCCATACTTGGGCAAGTAGGCTCAATGATTTGGGAGCAACAGCTTCAACAGCAAGAGTTTGAGCGTACCGTTCTTGACTTCGATTATCGGATTGAAGCGGGTTCTGCTCGCAAGCCGAACAAAACGAATCGAGTTCGTCAGCTAAACGACTTTGGCCAGATTGCTATGCCTCTCATGCAACAGTTTGTCCAAATGGGAATTGATTCTCCATACAACGCATTCTTAAGTGAATGGGCAAAAGCGAATGAAATGGACGTAGAACCATTCCTTGTTGATATGGCGGCTATCCAACAAGAGCAGCAACAGCAACAGCAAGGCCAGCCTGATCCAGAGCAAGAAGCCCAGCAGATGCAAATGCAAATGGAGCAACAGCGTATGCAGATGGAGATGCAAAAAGCTCAGGCCGAACTTCAGGCTAAGCAAGCGGAAATGCAGCTTAAGCAGGAAGAAATGAAACTTAAGCAGCAGGAATCCCAGCAAAGGCAAATGGAATATCAGGCTAAACAGAGACAAGGAGCTGAACAAACTCGAATAATGTCTCAGAAAGCTCAAATAGAATCACAAAAAATTCAACTTGAACAACAGGCTCATGTTCAGGAAATGAAACATGATGCTGAGAAACATAATCAAGAGCTCCAGCAGGAACGTGAAAAGCATCAGATGGACTTAGAGTTCATGCGTGCAAAAAGCGAAGCTGAAAGACGAAAGGCCCAAAATGTCCAAAACCCATAGAGACTACGAAAAGTACCGTAAAGAATGCGCAGAGGTAGGGAGAGAAGAATTCTACGAAGAACTGATCTCCAAAGGAAATAATCCTGGATTTGCGGCTATGTTAGCAATGCAAAAGCCAGCTGGAACAAAAGGTACAGAGAAAGCATTCTTAGAAGGCCAGCAACACTGGGCAGATAAATTATCTCCTGTTGTTGCCAAGAAGTTATTTGATGCAGCTAAGAAGGCTGGAATCAGCACTCAAGGCAAAAAGTATATCGGTGGCCTAGGGAAGGCAACAGATCCAATGGCTTGGGTTTCAACGCAGGATGATGTGCGAACTGTACTTAAAGCTAAAGGCTTAAGTTCAACTGGGTCAATTAATTACAAATCTCCTGACCAGGAGTTTAAGAAGAAAGCTCTTGCTGATGATATCGTAGAAGATTACGCAGCAAGGGAAGTCGCAAAGGATCCTGCTTTAGCTGAAAAGATTAAAAAGAACCCTAAAAAGATCCGCGAACTAAAAGAAAAAATAATACATAAGCATGCCAAAGGGAAAAATTAATGGTCAATTATGAATCAGAAATACGTCGACTCCAGGCTGAAGAAGAGAGAGATGCTATATACCAAGCCGGTTTGATGCTCAGCGGTTCAGGACTTGATTCTGGAATGCCTAAAGAATTAGTTTATATAGATCGAGAAGGGGTTCGTCACTATAGCGATGGAAGTTTGGAACGTCCGGACGGAAGTATATACAATCCACCCGGAGAGGTAACTAAGAGCAGTCCTCCGAAGGAGGGAGAAGGTGATCTTGGTGCGGGTGACAGATCGACTGACGACATCTATAGGACTACTGTGACAAATTATGGCCCGACATATGGAGATGTAAAAGTTACGAATCCAGATCTGCTAGAAATGATGGAAGAAAAACGCAGGAGGGATGCTGAAAGAACTCCGGGCACTCCAGAGCATGCGGAAGCAATGAGGAACCGCCATAATAGAGACAGGGATCGTTTTATAGAAGACCAATATATGGATGATAAGGGTCGTCCTTTAATGGACGAGCACCAAGACCACAAAGTTATTCATAAGCATAGCGATGCTGGACGCATAACAAGAAAGAGAGTTAATCCGGATGGGAAAGAAGTATGGGTTGAAGATAGACATGACGCAAGTGCATTTGTAGACGACCCCAGCAGCGATCACCATGGAGCTAGTTACAATCCACACACACACGAATACGACCGAAGAAGAAAGCGAGTTGTCAAAAGAAGCGATGTTGGGCCTGAAGTTTTTCGAGGCGAAGCAGAATCTCCTAAACTAGACGACATCCTTGAACCAGAGGAAGAGTTTGGCAATGTAGGTATGGATGAAAGCGGCAATCCACAGCTATTAACGGGAGAAGACAATCCTCTGTTTGGTGTAGATGCCATAGGAGGGCAGACTGCTGAAGGGGCTGCAGTCGGGCAAACAAGAGAGAGAATGCCGGACGGAACCATAAAGGTTACAAACAAAGATCCTTACGGCGGGCCTCCTATGGTTCACTACGAACAAGGAGGATTTGTCGATGAAGCTACTGGTGAGGTTACTTCTGATCCTAGAATGCTTTCTCCTGAAGAGCGTGATGCAGCTTTAGATGCACAAGCATCAGCCAATGCAGCTCTTGCAGCAGCGGCACAAGAAGAGGTAGGTGCTCACGACGCAGCGTTAGGGGGAGAAGATGCCATAAGGAAGTTCAGGGAAGAGATTGATCGTGGCAATTATGGAATAACAGAACAGCTAGATCAATGGAACGCAGAAGAAGCTGAACTCGCAGCAGCGGCACAAGGGCAAATAGATGCTCATGACATGGCGCTGGGAAGAGAAGCTGAAAACAGATTCTTAGAGGAGAACGCACTTACTCCAGCAGAAATTGAAGAGATGAGCCAAGCCCCACTTTGGCCAGTTGATCTTGAAGGAAGAGGGCCCAGTCGGGTGCCGGGGAGTCCTCCCATACAAGATCCATCCTTTCCACAAATGCCAATGCAAAATATTCCGGGCCCTGGATCGCCCGATTTGAGTGCGGTTGGCAATATGCCTCAACCTGAACCTCCCAGGTCAGATGCTATTGGCGAATCCGGTATACCTTTGGGTGCAGACCCGCTTATCAGTCGTCCTGCACAAAGCCCTCAAGCTATGATTAATAGCATGAATGACGATCAAATTGCTAGATTAAGGAAAATGATTCCAGATCCAGCCATGGCTGCTCTCGTCATTGGTCAACTAATGGGTAGTGGTGCGAATATAAACCAAATGAATCCTCAAGGTTCTCCGATGCCACCAGTTCCAGTTCCAGCTAATCCAGGAGTGTTTGGGAGCCCAACTCATGTTCCGATGGCTGGGTTCTTTAAGAACTTGCCTATGGGACGACAGGGAGAGATGTTACTAAATAATCAAATCCCATTAAATACGCAACTGCAAATGAGACAGGGCATGGCACCAGTGCCTGGTTTAGGCGGTGCACCATTCCCAGCTCCAGTTAGTCCATTGCAATCTGGTAATGAGCAAGCAATCAGAAACCTCCTTCAACAAGTAAAGTAATATAAATGGCTTCAGTATCCGAAAACATAATTACATACGAAGACTTGTTAAGTTACATCACCTCGCTACTTGATGGTGGTGCAAGGACAAAAGATCTTCGGATGCACAAGGAAGTTATTCAAGGTGCCTATCGTGATATAGCAATGGGAAACGAGTGGGCTTACTACATAACCGAGGGCAGGATTAATCTCGATGCTAGTTCTAGTAGTAGCACGGTAACATCCTCTGATGGAACAACGCTTGTCTTAGCGTCCGGGAACTGGCCATCATGGGCAAAGTATGGGCGCGTAGTAATTGGCGATAATGTATATAACGTCAAAAGCGCAAGTGGCTCTACGCTAACCTTTGGTGATTTGAAGCCTACAGGTTCTATTGCAAGCGGAACCAAATATACAATCTACCGAACAATCTACCCCTTACCAGCAGATCTCTGGAGTATAAGGGAAGTCGGTGTTATGCAAGGCAACTGGGTCGCCAATTACATTTCGCCCGTTGAATGGCAGCAAAGAGAAGCATTTTTGGGCTCCTCTGGGCAACCATGGGCGTGGACTCTTATGAAGGATCCACACGAAATGAATAGGTGGGCTATGTGGGTCGATCCTAGCCCCACAACTGCCGAACCATTGATGTTTGTGTATAGGAGAAAGCCGAGGACTTTACGGTGGGCAGGCACCGAAACCACGGCTAGAACTTGCACAGCATCAGGTT